CCTCTCAAACCCAAGGCCAGACTTGAGGGCAATCCCAACGATGCCAGAGATTTCCATAATCCCCGAGTGCAACAACAAAGATACACAGATGTGGCCCAGATAGCCACTTACATGCGCGATCAAGGCATGGACACCAGCTGGTGGGAAAACATCAAGTCTGGCAAACAAGATCCTTGGACCCGATTGCAAGAACTTGACATCAACAAACAAATGACACAGTTTGAAATGAAGATTGATCCTCATGGTCGGGTGGTCAATGTAAAGACAAACACACAAACATGACACTAGCCCAAAAAATCTCACGCAGCACGCCTGTGCGGGCTTGTCTAATCACTGGTCAAGCAGTGACGCCTGTGTTGCAACTGGGACAACATGCCTACGCCGACACATTCATAGCTGAAGATCAAATCAATCTCAGTGAACCAGTGTTTCCATTGCAAGTTTGTTTGTGTGAAGAATCAGGCAGCCTACAGTTGGGCTATGTGAGCTCGGCCGAGGATCGCTACGGTCTTTACGACTACAGTTACACGTCCAGCAACAGTGCCACAGCTCGAGCACACTGGGATGAATATGCCACCACAGTCAAGAGTAGACTACCGGCCACCAAGTTTGCAGTAGAGATAGGCAGCAACGATGGCTACCTTATCGACCAGTTTCAGGACAACAAAGTTCGAGTCATGGGCATTGATCCCAGCGCAGAAATGTGTCGTATTGCAAGAGAACGTGGTGTCGAAGTCATGCCGGCCATGTTCTGTGAACCAGTGGCCAAGGATCTTGCCATGCGTTCTGGCCAGGCCGATCTGATCATGGCCAACAATGTGTTCAACCATGCCAACGATCCTGTGAGTTTTGCCAGAGCCGTGGCCACCTTGTTGAGCAACGATGGTGTGTTTGTGTTTGAAGTGCCATACTGGCTGAGCATGATTGAATCGGGTCGTTTCACCGACATGGTGTATCACGAACATCCCACCTACTTCACTGTGAAAATGGCCTGGAACATGCTCAAGACAGCTGGCTTGGAAATCACAGACTTTGATGTGGTCAACTATCATGGTGGAAGCCTTAGAGTGTTTGCTCGACGAGACACAGGCATGACCATGCCCGTGGCCGTAGAAGATGCCATAGCACGTGAAACACAGATTGGTTTGTTTGACGCAAGATTTTATCAAGTGCTACAACGCAGATTTGAACAGCAACGCGATGCGTGGTTGCATGACTTTTACAAGTTGCGCCTGGCCGAGCCTGATGCTGTGTTCATAGGTGTGGGTGCAGCAGCCAAGGCCAACACTTGGCTGACCTGGCATGGTCTCAACCGTACACATTTTGAGTGTGTGACTGATGCCAGTGCTTTCAAACAAGGCAAATACACTCCCCTGACCAGGATACCTATCGCAGATGATTCAGTGTTTGCACAACACGAGCGTCCTTATGCCGTCATACTGAGCTGGAACATTGGCGAAGGACTCCGGCAGGCCATATTAAATATCAATCCCCGCACAAGGTTCCTAAGTCAATGAAATACTACAACATCAACAAAAACATCGAAAAAGGTCTGGGTCAGTTCGCTGACCAACGTGGCACAATAACCGACATGTTTTATGCCAGGAACATGAATCATGGTTGTATCATCACCAATGCACCCGGGGCTGTGCGTGGCAATCACTATCACAAGCTGACCACACAATATACCCTGGTGCTGTCTGGTACCTTGACCTATTACAGTCGAGCGGTAGACAGTGACAAACCTGCGCAAACATTCGTGGCCGGACACGGCGACATGATGATCAGTGAGCCTGGAGAGATACACACCATGCGTACAGGCGAACATGGTTGCACATTCTTGGCCTTTGCCGAAGGACCCCGCGGCGGCGAAGACTATGAATCAGACACCTACCGAGTGGACAGCATCATTATATGAAAAAACCAGTGGCCTTGATATTTGGTCATCGTGGCGGCATAGGTCTAGCCACTGCCAAAGCTCTCATAGCGCAAGGTCACAGGATAATACCTGTGGATCGTACCATCATAGATTTTGACAAAGCCAATGCAGATTCGCAGATATCCAGTGTGCTGATCAACGGCCAACCCGATGTCATAGTCAATTGTGCTGGTGTGTTTGAAAATGGCCACAACGTCACTCACAGTCGCACCATGAACGTGAACTTTGGCAGCAACTGGAGCATAGTTCGGCATTATTTAGATCCGGCCAATCAGATCAGACCATGTCGCGTGATCATGGTAGGCAGCAGTTGCTATGATCAGGGTCGTCAACTTTATCCCCTGTACAGTGCCAGCAAGGCTGCCTTGTACAATCTATGGCAAAGTGCCCGAGATGCCTTCGAGGACACAAACATCTGCATTGATCTGATCAATCCTGTGCGCACTCTAACCAAGATGGCAACAGCCAACAAGGCCATTGACCCTAGCTTGCCGTATCTCCGGCCCGAGCAAGTGGCTGATGCTATCACAAACTTGGTCACAAACAATCTGACCAGTAGCTGTATCAACATGACTTTTGAGGATGTAAAATGAAAATAGGAATCATAGGACGAGGCACTGTGGGTAGTGCTGTATTTGAAGGTTTGGAATATCTTGGACACACCATGACATTCTTTGATACCAAGCATGAGGGATCTGCCATGGTCGACGTGCTAGATACTGATGTGGTATTCGTCAGCGTGCCAACTGATCGGGCCGCCAACGGCGACTGTGATACCAGCATAGTAGACAACGTGGTGGCTGAACTGGCCATCAACAACTACCAGGGTCTGGTTTCTATCAAGAGCACAGTGATTCCTGGCACCACAGATCGACTGCACAAACAATATCCCGGCCTGCGCATGTGTATGGTACCTGAGTTTCTTAGAGCCAAAAGTGCCCTGGCTGACTTTGTTTACAATCATGACCTCTTGGTGGCGGGCTGTTACAACCGCGAAGATGCTGACCTAATCGTGGAGTTACATGGTAGCTTCCCGCAACACGTGGCACGAGTCACACCCACCGAAGCCGAAATAATCAAATATTTCAACAATGTGCATCATGCCATGAGTGTGACCTTTGCCAATATCACATTTGATGTGTGTGGCAAGCTGGATGCCAACTACATGAATGTGTACAAGGCCATCACCCGACGTGAATGTTTCAATCCGGCCTACTTGATGGCCAATCCCAACATGCGTGGCTATGGTGGACATTGCCTGCCCAAGGACACTGCAGCCTGGAACAACCTGATACAAAATCTTGGTTTGCCATATACCATGATTGACAGCATTATACAAGACAACGAGCGAGTAAAACAATGAAAATCTTAGTCACAGGTGCCAGCGGTTTACTGGGCACAGAAATCTGCCGCCAACTCAAACTCAACAAAAGCAACACAGTCTGGGCCATGGACAATCACAGTCGCAGCACAAGCATACCGCCGTGCGATCGATTTCTGAGCACGGATCTCACTGCCGGTGATGAGGCCTATGCAGATCTACCAATAGACTTTGACATGATATACCACTATGGAGCCATCAACGGTACCCGGAATTTTTACGAACGACCCAACGAGGTGCTGTGGAACAACATGGTAGGCGATTTCAACATATTTGAGTTTGCGGGCATGAATAAACAGCTCAAGAAACTGGTGTATGCTTCCAGCAGTGAAGTGGTCAGTGATGACCCTACCAGCCCGGTTCCGGAGCAAGTTGACGTCAAGATTGCCAACATACACAATGCCCGTTGGAGTTATCGCCTGCCCAAGATCTGTGCAGAGAACTATTTGGTCAACAGCGATTTGCCTTATGTGATCCTGCGCTATTTCAACATCTATGGTGCCGACAGCAAGCCCGGACATTTCTTGGCAGATCAGATTGCCAAGATCCAAAAAGGAGTTTTTGAAATCATTGGTGCCGAAGAGACTCGCAGTTTTTGTCATGTGGAAGATGCTGTTAGGGCCACGGTATTCTGCGCTAATAAAGTCAACAAACAAGTGGTCAACATTGGCAATGATCAGGAAATCACCATACGCAAGGCCGCTGAGGTCATAGCTCATGCGCTGGGGCATGCCAAGCCCAAATGGAAGATCTTGCCCAGCAAGGCAGGAAGCACTGCTACTCGTCGACCCAGTGTGGCCAAACTACAAGGTCTGATGAAGGATTATCGACCCATGTCGTTTGAACAGGGCATAACCAGGATACTCAAGCAAGTTGACAAGTCGTGACCTGTCAGTGTATAATAACACATGAACAAAATATATTATACATGGCAGGATGTTGAACATCACACACAAGAAATCCTGCGCCAGATCCACGCAGATGCCTGGCGACCCGATTATGTGGTAGGACTCACCCGTGGAGGTTTGGTTCCGGCCAACCTGATCAGCCAGTATCTTGGTTGTAGGATGGAAACACTCAAGGTCAGCTTGCGAGATGACACAGAATGTGAAAGCAACTTGTGGATGGCCGAAGATGCATTTGGACACGAAATGGAACAGCCTAAAAATATATTGATTGTAGATGACATCAACGACACCGGTGCCACACTGAACTACATTCGTGAGGATTGGCCCAGTGGCTGTTTTCCAGACAATCCACGTTGGACAGAGGTCTGGGGATCGAATGTGCGTGTGGCTGTGCTGGTCGACAACGAATCCAGCAAGTCGGAAGTTCCTATCAGTTACAGTGCAGTTGATATAAACAAAGCTGAACAAGATTCGTGGATCGTATTTCCTTGGGAGGAATGGTGGTCAAATTAATGGGCACCAAACCCTACACAAAATTAGTGGATTTTGATCTGGACTGTGAGAGTGAAAATATAGTTGTAGAAATTGGCAGCGAAAACGGCGAAGGAAGTTCATTATGGTTACATGCCTGGGCCAAGCAACATGGAATGGATTTTTACAGCATTGATGTTGAACATAGAAAAAGAGAAACTGACTATCCTTACATGAATTGGGTGGTAACTACGTCGGGATCTGATTGGTGCAAGAACACCCTTCCAGGTCTTAATAAGAAGATTAAAGTGTTATATCTCGACAATTTTGATTGGATCTGGGACGAAGATAATTTGGCTGATTATATTAAAGAGCAAATACAGCAATATGCACAACGCGGAGTTGTAATGAACAACAGAAACTGCCAGGAAGAACATCGCCTACAAGTTCAATACTGTTTGCCTTATTTGGACAAACAGTCGGTAGTAATCATGGATGATACCTTTTATAATAATGGTATATGGAATGGCAAGTGCGCAACTGTCATTAAGTTACTGATGCAAAATGGGTACGTGATAAAAAACAATGAATTGGCCACAAGAGGATGTGAATGAAAATCAAAGTCAGTGAAGTGTTTTACAGTCTACAAGGTGAAGGTCGCTTTGTGGGTGTTCCTAGTGTGTTCTTGAGAACCTACGGTTGTAACTTTACCTGTGCGGGATTTGGTTGTAAGCCAGGCGAAAAGAGCACAGGTGCCGATGATGTGTCCGAAGTAGTACACTTGTACAACAAGTTTGAAGAACTGCCTTTGGTAGAAACCGGCTGTGATTCGTATGCATCATGGCATCCTGCATTTAAACATCTAAGCCCCACACAGACCACAGAAGAACTGGTAGAACGCATGTTGGCACTCACGCCCAACAACATGTGGCAACAGAACAATGGCAATGACGTGCATCTTGTGATTACTGGCGGTGAGCCATTGCTGGGATGGCAACGTGCTTATACAGAACTACTGCAACACAAAGGCATGGCAGATTTGCGTAATATTACATTTGAGACCAATGGTACTCAAAAACTACACAGTGACTTTAGGCACACGTTGTTGGATTGGACACTGAATCCTAAATACAAAAGACGTGGTTATAACAATTTAACATTTAGTGTAAGTGCAAAGCTAAGTGCGTCAGGTGAAAAGTGGGAAGATGCTATCTGTCCAGACATTGTTAAAAGCTATCAAGACATTGGTCACACATATCTCAAGTTTGTGGTTGAAACAGATGAGCATATCACAGAAGCAATCAAGGCTGCAGATGCTTTCCGTGCTGGTGGGTTCACAGGACAAATTTATTTGATGCCACAGGGCGGAGTCGTTGAGCCATATGATAAAAACAAACTACGCATAGCAGACATCTGCTGTGCCCAGGGCTGGAACTACAGTCCTAGATTGCATGTAGACTTATGGGGCAATGGATGGGGCAAATGATCAACATTGGTTTCATAGGACTGGGCAAACTAGGCATGGATGCCGCAGAAGTGTTTGCCGAACACTACACAGTTCGAGGTTACGACATCTTGCCAAGAACATCTGACACAGTCGAGATCTGTGACATACAACAAGTCATACAGGCCAGTGACTGGATATTTGTTGCAGTTCCTACACCACACTTGCAAGGCTATGATGGCAGTGTACCCAGCAGCCATATGCCTCCCAGAGATTTCATACATGAAGCAGTGGCGGACAGTCTGATCAAGATCAATCATTATGCTACCACCGCCAAAAAGGTAGTGTTGATCAGCACAGTGTTGCCTGGCACTACCCGACGCAGTTTTGCTGGCTTGCTGAACAAACAACATCAATTCCTGTACAATCCATATTTGATTGCCATGGGCAGTGTAAAATGGGACATGGTCAATCCCGAAATGATCATGATTGGCACAGAACACGGTGACCACACAGAACTAGCAGAAGAGTTAGTAGAACTTTATCGGCCCATGGTGCAAAACAACCCCAGATACGAGATCGGCACCTGGGAAGAATGCGAAGCAATTAAAATATTTTACAACACATTTATCAGTGCCAAGGTTGGCTTGGCCAACATGATACAGGACTTTGCCCAGCGCATAGGCAACATCAATGTAGATGTGGTTACCAACGCTCTAGCACGTAGCACTCAACGCATCATGGGACCCAAGTACATGACCGCAGGCATGGGCGATGCCGGAGCTTGCCATCCCAGAGACAACATAGCCCTGCGTTGGCTGGCTGCAGAATATGACCTAGGCTATGACATGTTTGACACCATCATGCAGGCCAGAGAACGTCAGGCTTGTAACTTGGCTGAGTTCTTGGTCGAACAAGCCAAAACACACAATCTTCCTATCGTCATACACGGCAAGGCCTACAAGCCCGACGTGCCTTACTGCATTGGCAGTTACAGCACATTGATCGGGCACTACATCGCGCAAGCAGGTCATCAGGTTCGATATGTTGACCCCTTGGCCGACGACGCTCAAGATGTGATCATTGACTTTGATAAACCCGCTGTGGTATTGATGGCGCACAATCGTTCAGTGACCTATGACTATGTGGCCGGAGATCATGCCGACCGTTTTTATTACAACATCCTATCAGGCAGTGTCATAGTTGATCCCTGGCGCAGATTGCCGGTCGACATGCCGGGCATGACTGTGCTACACTATGGAAACACCAGAAGATCATGAGTCCCATACCCGGCATGGATGATGGCATTTTTTACATACATGCTGAATGGCAGTTGTGCAGGATCATGTGGCCACGTCGCTGTGAAATCTCTGGCCGTAGATTATGGCCGGGAACCCTGGTGTATAGAGGTCGTGCGGCGCAATATGGAACATCAGTGGTCGAATATCGGTGGCATGACCAAAAAGAGCACTTGTTGTGGCAACTAAAGGAGTAACAATGAAATTTTTTGACCAAATAAAGAAACGGTTTACAAAGAAACCCGCCAAAGAGGCGGTCTCGCCTCGTGCGCCCCGGATAGAGAAATCTGCCAAAGACTTGGCCACCGAACGTGGTGAACCCTATGTGGCCATGCTCAGCATGGAAGTGGATCCAGAAAATCTGCACCAAGGCAGTTTTGAACTGGACTGGAATGAAAAATTTGTGGCCAATCTTGTCAGGGCCGGCTACCAGATGCGACCCGATGACACTGACAATGACATCGTGGATCGCTGGTTCCAGGCCGTGTGCCGCAATGTTGTGCTTGAAACCTGGGAGCAGGAACAGGCCATGAATCCCAATCGTGTGGTCAAGACACGTGACATCGGAGATGGTCGTAGCGAAGTATCATGATCCTGTATGTCAACGGTGATAGCCATAGTTTAGGTAGCATGATGTCCGAAGAGATTGGGACATCATTTATAGAAATACTGGCCAGACATCTTGGATATGAAATTTATAATGATGCAGAAGCGGCCAGCAGTGCTGAGAGAATAGTACGAACAACCAAAAATTACATCTCCAAACAACTTACCAACGATATATTTGTTGTAATCGGATGGGGAACATGGGAAAGAGAGGAGTGGGAACACGATGGAAAATTCTACAATATCATGTCGGGATGGTACAAGCACCTTCCAGACGCTCTGCAACAACAATATCATTTATGGCAATCCGGATTGACCCCAGATCACGTAGATTCAAGATCTCGACATATTCATGAACAAATTTTTCAACTCCATTTGCTCCTTGAACAAAATAATATTCCACATTTGTTTTTTAACTGTATGTATAACTTTTTTGGAATTGGACCATCTCAAAAAAAAGACTGGAACAACTGCTACATTGATCCGTATGACAGTGACGCAAGTTTTTATTGGTATCTTACCCAACGCGGATATGAAAGTGACAAATGGTATCATTTCAGGGCCAGCGGTCATCAAGCCTGGGGCGATAGATTAATAAGTTATATAAAAGAACACAAACTCTTATGATACTATTTGTCAACGGCGACAGCCACACCGCGGCTGCAGAAGCAGTGAATCCGCATGCCTTTGCTGAAGACGATGCAGACTTGGCTTATCTGGGTAGGACGCCACATCCGGCCAACTTGGCGGTCAGCTGGGGACGCAGACTCAGTGAAACACTCAAGGCCGGATTCCATTGTGCGGCCGAAAGCGCCAGTTCCAATTCTCGCGTCCTGCGCACCACACGTGACTGGTTGCGTCAACAAGTGACCTACAACGATCTGCTTTTGATCATACAATGGAGCACCTGGGAGCGTGAAGAATGGTTGCATGACGGCGTGTATTATCAAGTGGGTGCCAGTGGCATCGACCACGTTCCGCAGGCACTGCAAGAAAAATACCGAAATTTTGTCATTGGCACAGATTGGAAACAAAAAACCGAACAAGCTCACAGTGAAATTTGGGCGTTTCATAACGAGCTAGCCGATCAGGGCATCAAGCATATTTTCTTCAATGGCAACAATGATTTTGCCCTTGTCAAGGATCACCTCGATTGGGGCCACAATTACATTGGTCCTTACGACCCCAAACAAACATATGATGCCATAATACGTGCTCAGGGCATCGACACAGTTGCACCCAATTCATGGCATTTTGGCTCCGACGGGCATTCGATTTTCCATCGTTTCATACTGAATTATATCATGAGCAATCGGTTTATCTGATTGACTTCTGTCCAGCATCATGCTATAATTGCTGTATGAAATATGTTCTAGTAGATACTGCCAATCTTTTCTTCCGTGCCCGACACGGAGCTTTCCGAGCCAGTGATACCTGGGAAAAAGTGGGTTTTGCTCTGCACGTCACACTCATGGCTGCCAACAAAATGGCACGAAGATTTGAAGCCGACCACATGGTATTTGCCCTGGAAGGGCGAAGCTGGCGCAAGGACATGTACAAGCCCTACAAAAACAATCGTGCTGTGGCCCGTCAGGCACTCACAGAAACAGAACTAGAAGAAGACAAGATGTTCTGGGAAACCTATGATAACTTGACTAAATACCTGAGCGAAAGGACCAACTGTAGTGTGATACGTTGTCCTTCCGCAGAAGGCGACGATGTCATAGCTCGCTGGATCGCATTACATCCCCAAGATGAACATGTTGTAATCAGTAGTGATACCGATTTTGTTCAGCTGGTAGCCAACAACGTCAAACAATACAACGGAATCACCGACGAACTAATCACGGTAGAAGGAATATTCGATGCCAAGGGCAAAGCGGTTGTCGATAAGAAAACTAAAGAACCTAAAACAATCCCTAACCCAGCGTGGCTTTTGTTTGAAAAATGCATGCGGGGAGATAGCAGCGACAATGTGTTTAGCGCCTACCCAGGTGTCAGGACCAAAGGCACTAAAAACAAGGTCGGACTCCAAGAAGCATTTGCGGACAAAGACAAAAAAGGCTACAACTGGAACAACATGATGCTACAACGCTGGATGGATCCAGATGGTGTGGAACACCGTGTGTTGGACGATTACGAACGCAACAGAACTCTGATTGATTTGACAGCACAGCCTGCCGACGTCAAAGCCGTGGTAGATGCTGCCATACGTGAACAGATCTCGCACAAGGACGTGGGTCAAGTGGGAGTAAGATTCATGCAGTTCTGTGGCAAATATGAATTGAATAAGTGTTCGGAGTCGGCTGACAGTTTTGGTCGATGGATGAATGAAACATACAAAGGAGTACTCGATGACGTTAGTAGCTAAACCCGTGATAGACAATGAATTTTGGATCTTGCAAGAGAACAATCGCAAGGTAGGCAATGTGCAGGCCTGTGCCGGCGGATACCAGGTACGCATACGCAACGAAACCTCACAGTTCCCTACCATACGTATGGCTGCACAAAAAGTCAACATCAAGTTTGAATCAAGACCTCATGCCACTGCCGTGGTTCCTGACAACCTGGTGCATGGATATCCCATCCAGGGACGTGTGTACAATGCCATGTGGTCGGTCACACAACAGTTGCCTGTGTACACTCGCACTGCCAAGAGCAAATCATGGTTTGCGGCCGGCTGGTATCGTGTCAGGCGAGGTCGTAGCTGGCAGACCATGCTGGCACCCAAGCTCATAGTGTTGCAACGCTATGAACACGCAGGACCATTCCATTCAGAAAGTGATGCCAATGACCATACATCTACAGAAATTCGTTGACCGTGTGCGGGGTCAAGAAGCCCGCGGTGCCCGTGACCTGGTCATGACCATAAACGAAGCCCGTGATCTACACGCCGACATCACTCGCTTGTTGCTGGCTCTGCAGAGTCTGCAAGAACAACAAACCAAAACCGCCAACACAGACGTGTTAAAAGTGGAAATACAAGGCGGTGCATTCTAAAATATACCTATATTTTGGCATAAATAAATGTAGGAGTATTATGCCATGAGCCGACCCAAGCCTCGCGTGTTGATTGAACATACCAACAAGGTGACCTACAAGACCGAACAGGTCTTGGCGTCGGAAGGAGTGTGGGCTGTGTTCTATGAAAATCAGCCCATCAATCTCAAGACCAGCAATCTCTTGGTGCAGTATCCGGGGCCCAAATACAAAAAGGTCAGTTTCAGTAATCCGGGGCATGCCAGGAATTTAGCACGAAAACTAAACACACAGTTCAAGACCGATCGGTTCACTGTGGTTTTGCTGACCGCGGGCGATCGGATTTATCCTTGAAGTGCGTGACAAACTCACACTGACACAACAGCTGGTTAAAAATTTGAGCACTGACTCGGCCGTATCGATTTCCACGGCCATGAGCACATGGTGGTTCAATCGCAGGAAGACCGGCGGCATGCGCCTGACTGGACCAGGATACGCGGCATTGGTGCAACAGTTGGATCTTGTGACCTACGAGTTTGCCATACCCAATCCGCATGACCTCACACAACGCCGACTGCTAGATCTGGATCGAAAACTACAGATGCCTTACTATATCCATGCTGTCAAAGGCATACCAAAAAAGATCATCATGTTTGGCAGCCATGAAGCAGTCTGGGTCAACCTGTATGGCAACCTGGAGCAATTTCTTGACAACTATAGGCCCTGATGTTATACTGTGAATCAGGGCCTTTAGCTTAATGGTAAAGCAAACGACTCATAATCGTTGGAGTCTAAGTTCAATTCTTAGAAGGCCCACCAAAAAAAAGTTTCTTCATAAATACTTGCATACAAATGCGTTTGATTTTAGAGTCCTGAAATCAATTTGCCATAAATATCTATATACAATTCCCAGGAGGGTTTATGAATCAACCAAGAAAAATTAGATGGCTTATTGCCCATCAACCACAAGAACTTTTTGTTCGTACCGCACGTGCATTTAGTGAAGAATTAAAAAAGCACTGCAACAATGAGTTAGAAATTGAAATTCTAACTTACCCAGAATATTGTGCCCGGTATCAAGAAATTCCAGGATTAGATGTACTTGATCAAAAGGATGTCAGTCTTGATACTGGAGTCCAGGCCTTATGGAATGCTCTGTTCGATGGCAATATTGAAATGAGTCAAACTCAAGTTGGCCTGATTGGAGATCTGTATTCTGATTTCCATGCATTGGATTTGCCATTCTTGTTTGAAGATCACGACCACGTAAGCCGCACCCTTGAAGGTCCCATTGGGCAAGAGTTGTGTGCCAATCTTGGTAAAAAATCCGGCGTAACCGGCCTGGGATTCACATACTCGGGCGGTTATCGTGTCATTGGCAGTAACGATCCTATCGCCAGTATCAAAGATCTGCAAGGATTACGTATTGTAGTACATAACCCGTTGACTCTGGGTACTACCATTGAAAGCATGGGCGGTGAGGCCAAAGTAGTATGCCCTGGTCTCTGGAACAAATATGATCTAATTGGCAAAGGCGAAGCTGATGCAGTAGAAACTACATATCTACGTTTCAACGGCAAGCATGTACTCAAGACCAATCACAGCATGTTCATGACCAGTATAGTGGTCGGCAACAAGTTCTGGGGCACACTTACTGACACACAAAAAGAGGCTTTCCAAAAGGCCGCCCTGTACGCCAGCCGTAAGGAACGTGAGTGGTCTGTGCAAGACGGCGAGAAATTTGAACGTGATGCTGTGGCCAATGGTGTTACCATAACCGAAATTAGCGAAGAAGATCGTGTTGCATTAAAGAAGAAGTCGCAGTTGACTTATGTCAAATGTAAACATTATTTCTCCAAGGATTTGGTAAAAAACATTCGTTTACACTAACAAATCAACCCTTAAAAAAAGACAGCAATGCTGTCTTTTTTTTTTGACAAACACAACAAATTCCTGTAAAATACACTGCATGTACCAACCTAGATTTATTCAATATCTTTCTTTGCCGCCCTTACCAGACAACTTGATTTCTGAAATAAGTCTTGATCCGACTGATTATACTCTCAGAGCCAACGGACCTGGTAATTTAGAAACTTATATTTGGACCGACGACCACAATAAAAAATTGGATGCATGGTGCAAGCAAAATATCTGTCCTGACATGTATTTTGCTTTTCAAATACTACACACCTCCAACAACCTACACAAAGACAATGGTACAACTGTCAAATTAAATTACGTAATGAGTACCGGAGGATCAAATGTGCTTACTGAATTTTACGACGATGACAAAATTACACTGTTGGCTTCTTATCATATCGAGCCTCATAGATGGCACATACTCAAAGTCAATACCTATCATAGAGTAATAAATTTGGAACCCGAGAAGTTTAGATTTGCTGTGACCAGTAGAATTTTTTCTTAAGCACAGGTGTAATAAATAATTTTGCAACGCCGGATTCATCCGACGTCGGCATCTAAATCGACGCTTGACATTGCGATGTCTTTACTGTATTATTAATGCAGAACGCCGAGCCGTAGCAGAGTTCTTCTGCAAGCTCTTAAAGAAACTTTCAAATTTAGGAGAAAAACATATGTTTCAATTGTTAAAAGTTGCCATCTTTGGCATGCTAGTTGCCCTGTCCTCAATTGTGTTGGCGCAAGGCTTTACCCCCACAACCAAAACTGTTGAAATTGTAGTGCCGTACCCGCCTGGTGGCGCCACAGACAAATGGGGTCGTGTGCTAGATGAAATCTTCCAAGCTCAGGGTTGGAAGAGTGTTGTAATAAACAAACCTGGTGCCGACACTGTGATTGGTAGCAACTATGTTGCGGCTGCTCGACCAGATGGTCACACCATCTATGTTGGAGGAAATGGATTTATTGATGCCAACATTGCCTTTAAACAACGGGCACCCGGTATTGAGTATACCGAAAACAGTTTTGATCCAATTATCTCATTGGGTGCTGGCACAGCAGTGTTGGCCGTGGCCAATAATGTTCCTGTAAACACCTACGAAGAGTTCAAAGAGTATGTGAAGAAAAATCCAGAAAAATTCAATTTGGGATTTTGGAATACCTACACCGGTAACATTTTTTATGAGTGGGCCAAGCGAGAAGGACTACCACGACCCAACATTGTTTTCTACAAAGGATCAGCACCGCAAGTGACCGACATATTAGGTGGACATGTTCCTTTTGTATTTGATACCTACACTGCAATGAATCCACATTTTAAAGCAGGCAAAGTTAAAATCATTGCCACACTAGATCGACGTGGTGTTGCTATTGTCAAGAAAGATGTTCCTGATGCACGACTTGTCAGCATTGCCGATCGTGTTCCAGCAGTTGACGTGCCAATTTGGTATGGCCTGTATGCTCCAGCCGGCACACCGCGTGAAGTCATTGCACAAATCAACGCTGTGGTCAAAACTGCATTGAAAAATCCAAAATATGTTAAGGATATTGAAATGTTGCACATTGCTAACTTTGGTGGATCTCCGCAGGATCAACGTCAAGTTCAAGTCAACACATTGAATATCATGAGAAACGTAGCAAAGAGCATCGAGTAACACATGGACACTATAGCCTATCGAGTTGGTCACAAGTTTATATACAATATCTACCCTGCTTTAATGGAGGCCATGACATCAGGCAATCCAGTGGAGTTTTATTGTAGAGACAGCTTGTATGATCAATTTGATTGGACTGTAGAGCCCGAGCAGTCATTGGATGAATTAATGACTGCTTATGCACACAGACTAAGATCTCAGTACGAACGTGTGATCTTATTGTGGTCAGGTGGTACAGACAGTCACACTATCTATAACATTTTCCGACGTGCCAACATACACATTGACGAAATCATAATCAAGGCATCTGTACACTTGGCACAGTATCCAGATCATCACGTGGACTGGATGCGAGCCAATCATTGGGACCCAACCACACGCATCACCCGCTACGATCAAAATGACACTGAACTTAGAGCACTGGATTGTCCAGACGAAGACTGGGTATGGAAACCAAAAGGCGACCTTTTGATGTTTGGTATGAGTACCGGTGCCGAAGGTGTTAAACATCTGATCGAACGTAATCATGCCGGCAAAACTTGGACTGCTGTGGCCGGCTACGAAAAACCCAGACTGGTCTACCAACAAGGTCGTTGGTGTGCCCGACACTTGGACAGTCCTATGCGTCAAACCATGAGCTATACTCATCTCACATTGTTTTTTCTTGAGCCGTTGATCAACATCAAGCAGAACCATCTGGTCAAACACGCAGTCAAACGACACATTGCGGCCAATAAATTGCCACTGTATGATGGTGACTGGGCCGAAGCAAAATGGCCCAGAACTGTTGAAGGCTATCGTGGCTGGGCCACTGCCTGTGGACGACATCCGGAACTGACTGATGGTGCCAGTAACCTCCAAAAACTAAGCAGTGATCAATATTTTAGTATAGATGTCAGCGGAGAAAAATCCTATGCTGATTTAATTGCTAACCCAGATCCCACACTGCAAGCATTCTTAAAAAATCAAAACAAGACTGCATTAAATTACATCAAAGGACTTTTCAATCTCCAGAGTGAAACAAAATTTGTAAATTTTTTACATGACAATCAATATTTGCGTGAGAAAAATCAATTAGTTAATACCAAATTCATTTATAGTAAATGTTATGATCTAGGAAACTAATCTATAATTGGTGGTAGGACGGGCCTGGTTGACCGATAAATAGGTTTGTCGTATAATAACGATATTGTTGTAATTCCTTTGTAGCAAAGGCATTGTGGACGGGAGTTCGATTCTCCCCGGGTCCACCAAAAGTATATTGCAGGTGCGAGAACAACGCAGAAATGTGTTTGTTGATCTGGCGACTTGGAACGACTCACTCTTGTTCGCGTTACAATATACTTCTGATGGGCCCGACCGGTTTCGACATGGTGAGATAGCGAAAGAGGCAACACAGTAGGCGATGACTGTAAATCAAGCACCTTTATTAAATGCAAACGCATCTAATGACGAGGTCTTTGCCTTAGCGGCATGATCTCCGGGGCAACTATGCCTTGTTACCCAAACTAGTCTGAAAAGCCTGAGAAATCAGGCTTTTT